TCTTTAGCGATTGGAAATGCGTTTTTCGATGCTGATTTTAAGGATGGAAAAGCTGTAATTTCTAGAAAAGGATTTGGGGAGATAAAATATGTTGAGTGCAAGACTAATTAGTTTTTGTTTTTTATTTTCTCTTTTAATCTCATCTAACAGAGCTTTTGGAGAAGCTGTTACTTTTTTTAAAAAAGACTTTACATTTCCTCGTGAAACTGGGTTAAAAAAGAAAGACCTTGTTGAAATGAGAAAATCGTCCGTTCCGGTTTTACCGCAGCTTCCTGAAAGTTTTGACTGGCGCGCTGTTACACCTGGCGGATTAAGTGCGGTAAAGAACCAGGGGTCGTGTGGTTCGTGCTATAGCTTTGGTACGACATCGCAGCTTGAGGATTTGCTGATTATTAAAAGCCCTTTTTTCTCTCGTCTTGTATTAGCTCCTCAAGAGATTGTCTCGTGCTCAGATAACTATGGATGTAACGGAGGCTGGTTTAATGCTGTTTGGGATTATGTTAAGAAGTTTGGGCTTCCTGACGAATCGCAGTTTCCTTATACGGCAAGTAATTCGCGGTGCAAGTATAAAACCGATTCTCTCGTCACCATCAAAGATTATTTTTATATTGGAGAGGGTGATGAGCCGAGTGTGGATGAACTTAAACGTGCGTTGATACTTTACGGACCGTTAGCTGTATCGGTTTATGCAGGCGGTGATTTTATGAATTACGGTGGTGGCGTGCTTAACACGTGTTCGCGCGGAAGAGATGTGAACCATTTAGTGGAGCTTGTAGCTTTTGAGAAAGACGTTTGGGTGGTTCGAAACAGCTGGGGAACAGAATACGGTGAAGACGGCTTTATTAGAATGAAAATGCTTGATTCAAATGGGCTCAAGTGCAATAGAATCGGAGAACATGCTACGGCTGTTATTTTGTATTAAACGCCTTTTCTATGGACCATTTTCTTTTTTTGATTCTAGCATATAAGCATGAATACGAAATTTTTAGTTTTACAGACCACTCTTTTAAGTTTAAATTTGTTTCTTTATAAATAATGTTAATTGCTCCTTTTCTGTTTATGGCCTGCTCTGATTTTGTAGCCCATCTACAGTTTCCTGGTTCATAATTACCATCGTTATCAATTCTATCTAGTGTATGTTGCGGTGTCGGTCTGGTTCCCATATCTTCTAGAAAGTTTTCAAATTTTTTCCACCTATCACATAATTTTATTCCTTTAGCCACATATATTTGACAATTATAATTTTTCGTATCAGGCTTACATCGCGCCTTCATACCACTCCAAGTATAGTATTCTGGAGAACATGACATGCCGTGTTTTCTCGGTCTCGGTTCTTTTTTTAAGCAACCGCAAGACATGGTATGCCGGCTGTTTAAATGACTAAATGAGACCGTTTTTTCATTACCACAGTCGCAAATACATAGGAACATTCTATTAAAAAATTTATCTCGCGATTCTTGTCTTATAACAGATAATCGTCCTATTTTTTTACCAACTAAATTTTCTTTCTCCATTTTTTATTACTTTCGTGATATAATAAAATAAATTCTTAGGTTCGGTGTTATGCCGTTTATTTTGACATTCTTAAAAAAGATTCTTATTCTTTTATTGCCGAGAATAGCAATAGAAATTTACAATATAATTAGAAAACTATTTACTAAGAAGGTATAATAGCTTTCGCAAATCTAATAAGATCGTTTGCGCGGATAGTGATCATAAGCTCTCCGCGATTTTTTTTGTGCCAGACTGTCGGGACGTCTCGTCCTGCTTCTCTCACGGATTGTTCCATTGCGCGATCTATGTTAAGCGCTTGTACGAATTTAGATTCAATATGAATTCCAGGAATCCCGACGACATCGGCGTCTCCATTTGCACCGCAGTACTGCTGGCCGCGTCGCGCATCGAATCCAAGTACGCCACGAATCCACGCTGCGATAAACCGTTCTCCTCGGGCTCCCTTTGCTCTTGAATTACACGCCATAAAGCTACTCCTTGCTTTAAAGTTTAATGACGAAAAGTGTTCCTTCAAAAATGAGTGCGCGAACAAATTTTATGTGTGAATTTATCCATGATTCAGTTTCGTGTGCGTCGTCACAGTTTATAATCACGATGCGGTCTTTACGAGCTAATTCTAGTAGTTTTTGTTCGATTGTATTTGGATCAAAGTCGATACTTATATTCTTCATTTCCGACGCGGTCCTTTTTTTTCGACCGAAGCTGTAAACGCTTCGTAGATAGGCCACTTGAGTCTGAATAGTCGTCCATGAAGTGTACCATGTTTTATGCCTAATTCATCAGCCCATTTTTTTAGCGTCTTCGTCTCGCCGTTAAAGCAAACGCTTATTGGATCGTCGGTATTGTTGGGGTTATGAAATATTTTATTCATTAAATACAGCGTTATCCTTTTCCTTGTCCAAGAAATGACCCTCGACCCTGTGGCTCTTCGAAATTGCCGATGTCCCATCCGCTCACGCTTTCGTAGGAATGCACGTATCTGACGCTGTAGTCCGGCCCGCAACACGATGGAGATCCAGAGCCCGTTCCAAAACCGACGCCGAAATCTTCTCTAAGATGTTTATACATGCACTCGTTATATTCTTCATTTGTTATTCTTTCTAAGCCCGCCATTCAGGAACCTCCTCTATGGATTTTTTCGCTTCTGGAGTCATGGGAATTATTTCAGAAACACCAAGCAGCGTGATTGTTGGTACTGTGCATGGAAAATGACATTCGTGAGGATACTTCACCCCTCGCATCGCGAGTTCACTAAGAGACGCGGCACCTGACCAATGCCATAGTCTGCGAGCGTTTACGAGGACGACTTCATCCCCTGTTCTTTGTTTTAAAAAGCCCGCAAAAACACCTGCGCTTACTGTGCGAATAATCACGTAATCCATTTCTGGTCTAGCTGATTCAGGGCAACAAATATGATTTTCTATGTCTTCCACAGAATTACAACAATTGAAACAAAAGTGTTTGTTCATTATTATTCTCCGTCACACGAATGAAGTATGTCTTGGTACGAGCGTATTAACTCTTGAAGTGTATTCTCCATGAGGCGATACGTTACGATTTTTGTTTTGTCCTCCTCGAATACGATTAGAAATGACAACTGCCGCAGCATCTCTCCTACGCGTCGTATTCGCTCTAGCATCGCTTGAGATCTAAACTCAAGTTGTTGATCGGTCATCCATTCCTCGACTTGAGGAGAAACTTTCTTTAGCGCAGCTTGAAAGTCTATCACATTGGTGTTGTATTTTTCCGACACTGGGTTCTCCTATCAGCGGTGGATACGTGTCTTTTATTTTTTTGCGAACACCACAGCGGACACACAGATTATACATAATCGGGTAACCGTGCCCGAACGCGAAATCTTTTTTCCACCGATGCCGACAAAAAAAACGACATAAGATATTAAGCATTGTGTCACCTCGCTTTTAATTATATATAATTAGTTGTTGCAAAAGTAAACTAGAAATTATATATAATTTTTATGAAAGTGAGGGATTATTTATGCCGGAAGACAGCCTTTTGAAAAAGATGAATAATTTCATACGAAAACATTCAAAGGCAGATTTAGCGACGAAACTGGGGCTTAAATCGACTAATTTCTACTACTACTGGAACAAAGTGGGAGCGGTTCCTCTTTGGCACAGAAAGGCCCTTAAGGAGCTATTGAATGGCAAATGAACTCGACGTTATTCCTAGCGAGTCCGATCTAGCTGGGCTTTCTAAAATAGCACACATCGCACTTAATTCTAAGTTTCTGCCGGACTCTATAAAAACAGTAGAACAGGCAATAATTATACTTCTCAAAGGAAGAGAGCTCGGCATACCACCAATTAGTTCATTCTCCTCGATCGCTGTTATTAACGGCAAGCCGACACTATCAGCAGAACTAATGCTTGCGCTAATTTACAAAAAATGCCCTTCAGCTCAGATTATATTCGTAAAGACTTCTGCGGCAGAGTGCGTGATTAATGCTCGAAGAAACTCTGTCGATGCGTTCTCTACGTTTTCATTTACAATTGAAGACGCAAAAGCTGCGAAGCTTATGTCTAAGACACCGTGGCAGAACTACCCGGCAGCGATGCTTCGTGCGCGGTGTATAAGTGCTGTAGCTCGAGCCGTTTTTCCTGACGCCATCCTCGGATCATATACTGCCGAAGAGCTTGGCGGGGATCCGTCGAGTGACGATATAATTGATATCCCTGCGCGAAGAGACGACGGGTACGCAGCTGCGTGCGAAGACATGACTCGCACACTCGAAAGTTTACTACTGCACGTGAAAGATCCTGACATATGTGATAAGGTGGAGCGGTACTATGACTCTCACCGAAACGATCTCGACGCACTTCGCCGTATGGTTGAGCGGGTTGAAAAAATAATCGAAGAACAAAACAATAAGGAGACTGACAAATGACTTTAGAAGCCGGGAAGTATTTAGCAAAACCAATTAAGCATGATTTAATTCCGTGGGTGAACCGAAACAACAACAACTCAGCTGAGCTGCGAGTTGAGGTTACGTTTCAGATCACCGGCTCAGACGAAACCGTGAAATGGTCTGGGTTTTTTCATACAGATAAATCTGCTGAAGCTGCGATAAAAACAATTCAACTTCTTGGTTATAATATTACTGATCGTCAAAGTGTTCTTAAACTTTCTGCCGAAAGTGGATTCGTACTCAACGCAGATCGTGACGTTGAGCTCGTCGTTGAGATGACTGGAAACGAATCACGCCTTTGGCCTACGGTTAAGTGGATTAACGTAAAGCCCGAGGCAAAGAAAGCTGCGGTTACTGGTGAGTTATTAGCGTGTTTAGATAAACTTACTGTTTTCAAAGAACCTCAAAGAAAAGAAACTGTTACGTCTCACGATGGACTTCCTTTTTAAGTAGGTGCGTACTGCGAGTGGCGAGTCTTACACCGCTCGTCACATCGTCTCATCGCTCTTTTCCTGTGTGGTTTTCGATCTAGAGAGCCACACTTTTTTTTACGAAAGATTCCTATGAGTGAATATTACGAGTTAGTGCCGTCGGTTGTGTTCATCGGGTTTCGTTCGGCAATAGCCGTCATTTTCTTCTTGATTGTTTTTTTCATCTCTAGACTTAAATAAATTATAATAAGTCAATATATTTTTTTTAAATAAAAAAAATAATCTCGTTTACACGTCTTTTTTCTCAGTTTAAAGTTTTAAAACGCCGTCAAAAAAAAGTAGATTATAAAGAATAAATTTGACATTATGCAGTTTGGCGAAGGCTGTTGCACGAGAGTTATCCTGACCGCGTCTCTCGAAAGTCCTCCAAAAGATTTGTTGCGGCAGCCCTCCCATGATCTTCGCGGTGTTTATGGATTTACCCCGTCAGTTCATATCGATTTCACCAGCACGTCCACCGCGGGACGCGGCAGAGAAGTCTAAGATGGGCTGGGCCTACAGCGATAAATTCGAAGTACACGACACAGCAATGTTTGGTGATTTAATAAACTTAATCACAACTAAAGTTTACTCACCCATTGCTTTTATTGACGGCCGAAGGAGAGAACGTAATTTTGTTGGAGCCGTTTATGCGGTGCTTGATTTTGACGAGAACGCTTCGATTGAATATATAGACGAATACCTTCGTAGTATTAATCTTTTTTTCGTTATTGCCACATCGCTCAATCACAGAAAAGAAAAGCGTATGTCCGGTGGGAGGATAAGCCCGGCGCAAGATAGGTTTCGACTTATATTAATGTTTAGTGAAGTGATCAATGATCTTCGTACTTACAATTATAATATGGAGTTACTGTGCCGCGTCGTCGGTGCTGATCCTGGAGCACTGGGTGGATCTCGTTTTTTTTTCAACAGTCCTGAAGTTATTTCGTTTGCGAACGGTATTCCGCTTCAGGTATTATTACCAAGTGCAGATTACGGACGGGTTACTCTTTCGGATAGTGCGCTTCAAAAAAAAGATTTTCAAAAACAAGACTATATTCGCACGGGTAAATTTCATGGGTATATCGAGCGGTTTTTAGCGCGTGGAGAACGTTTTGCAGATTCGTATCATATGTCGATACTTAAGTGTGCAAGTGCGTTATGTTGGCTTGACGTTGAAGAGAGTGAATGTGTGCGGCTAATAAAGGCCGCGAGACCTATGTTTTCAACCTCGCGGCAGGTGTCGGATGCTGAAATCATAAACACCATAAAGGATGGCTATACTTATGTCAGACAACGAAGAAAATAACAACAAAACATTTGATCCAAGAAAATTAGTTTCTCTCGTCGGAGGAAAGCGTATTGTTAAGCCAAAAGAGGAACCAAGGCCTGATGATGATAATCCGTTTTTAGACGAGCAAACATTGCCGCAGGCCGTTAGTTCTGAAAAATCTGATGATGGTAATGTGGCGCCATCTAAAGAAGAGCGTGGACCGAGTAAGGCATTCATATACAGTAAGATTGCCGAGACGATTGACCGAGGGGAACTTGCGTGCGGATCGCAGTTCTTCGTGGTTCAGCCGGAACCTGGGATACGACTCGTACTTAGGCTTCTTAGAGATAATGTGGTTGAATTTGTTAAAGAAGAGGCCGTAGCTCATGCGATCTATAAGCACACACGATACCTAAGCGGATATGCGCTTGATGCAGCCGGGGCGGTGAAGGCCAAAGATACATGGATTATGGCAACGGACCCAATTTCAGAACCAAAGCAGATACTAATGAAATCAGAACCGGGTATATGTTATAACAGGCTTCCGTTTGATCCAATCTACGACGAATCAAAACACCCGTTGTTTTCCGAGATGCTTTCTAGAACAACAAACGCAAAGGCTTTCGCTGCATTTTTCGGATCTTTATTTTATGAAAAAAGTGATCGTAGTCAGTACGTGTGGTTATTCGGCGAAGGGGACAACGGAAAGGGTTCGTGGATTCTTTTTGCAATGAGGGTGTTTGGTCTAGCTGCTGGTGCAGTTAGTACACCAACACGAAGTCCTGGTGGAGGTTACGACAAGCACTGGAGTACACAGCTAATAGGAAAGCGTCTAATAGCGTTTACGGATGTAGATGATTATACGTTTGTTAAATCTGGCTTGTTTAAAAGTATCACCGGAAACGACCGAATACCAATTGAACGTAAATTTAAGGACGCATATACGGCATCGCTTTCGTGTAAGTATATCTTCGCCTCAAACGAGCGTCCGCAGGTTGGTGATCAAAAGGCAGACAGAAAAAGAATCATATACTGCGAGATGCAACCGTTTAGTGGTGAGGCAGATAGTGAGTATAATGCTCGGGTTTGGCAAGAAGCTCCGTACATAATCGCGACGTGTCGGAAAATGTACGAGGACATGTGTCCTACTTATGGTGTTATTCCTACCGAAGATGCAGACGAACTAGAAGCTGTTATTGAATCGAATACGGCTGATTTTTCTGCTGTTTTAAGTAGGTATTTTAACGTCGGAGCTTTCGATGAAAACGGTGTTCGTGTGTTTTTTGGACCAGGATGTTCTGTCCCTGCGTTTGCTGACCTAATTCGTGGTCGGCTTGGATGGAGCTACGCTAGATATAATGAGTTTATTAAATGGTTGCGGTCTCGACATAAAATAACAACACGTGTTTTTAAATTTAACGGAAAATGTGAACGTCGATATCAAGATCTATTTATTCGCCCAGACGGTGGATTGTTTACTATAGAATAATACTTTTTCTGGAGGCCTGTGATTAAATTTTAGACAAAAGGTTACACGGACACAGTCTGTATAAAAAATGCACTAATTGTATAAAAAACAGTCAGTGCTTTTTTTTTAATCAAAAGTTACATCAAAGTGATGTAACCAGGCAACACCGTGTAACCAAAAAACACAAATAAAAACAACAAGGTTACATGAGTTACATGGTTACATGTATTATATATAAATGTATATTTGTATTTATATATATAGGTATAGGTATAAGTAAAAGTATAATAAATAGGGGAATCCGTGTAACCGTGTAACCTTGATAAAAGCGTTGCGGCAGTATGTATTCGTAGGTTACACGTGATATATCTCCGTGTAACCTTAAAAAGTGTTTACTTTTAAGAAAATACGGCGTATACTTCTCACCGCCGTAGTACGATAACCAGAAGATAGAATTAACAGGTCGGCAAGCCCTGTTTTTTTAGAGCCCTAACAAGAAAATTGTCCAATTATCGGACTACGGCACTTGTTGGGGCTTTTTCTTTTGCCGGAGCATCACACCATGGTTGAAACCCCACACACAAAGTCTGAGGAGTTTAAAATGCCGTTTGGTAAGTACGAGGGCGTCGGTATATCGGCTATACCTGCGAACTACTTAGCTTGGCTGGTAGGAACACCGGCCCCAACCGCCATAAAACGCATCGCAAGAGACGAAATAGATCGTAGGGCTAATAAGATACGGGATGAATATAAGTCGCGTCAGAATCGACGTTAGGCGCGTTTAAACCTAACTTACCATAACCTACATATTGTAGATGATTGTAAGATGCTGGTGTCTAATCATTAACTTACCATAACCTGCATTCTATTGAGATCCTCCGCCTAATATTAGCTTTCCTAAATAATATCAAATAGTTGTAAATAACCCTAAAGTAACTCCAAATATTTGCCGACAAGATTTATGTACGGCATGTGATGCTTGAGGGGAGAATTAACCTTATTCCCCTCCTTTTAAAAAGGAGTATTTATGAAAAAAGGTGTTATCTGCTGGGTTAGTAAATCAAAGTCAATCGCTATTGTTAAAGACTCAAACAATCACTATCACCACTTTTATACAACACAACACGATAATATCAGCATAGATAAAGGCTCAACGGTTGAGTTTGAAGTAAATTACTCGGGCCTAGACGAAATAGTCGAATCAGTCGTTGTAGTCGGCTAATAAACATGAACTTAAATGGAGTATTTATGAAAAATCACATGTCAGTAATTATTATATCTCTCGTCTTTTCTTTCGGATGCGGCAAAGACGATAAAGATTCCTCGTCAAAAGAGGCTGAAAAACAACAAGAAAAAAAACCAGAAACCATAGTTATGGAAGAACAAAAACAAGAAACACAACCGGTGCCAGTAAAGGGGCTGACGAAACAACAATTAGACGAATTAGTTCAAAAAGATGAAGCATGGAAAGATCTAGAAACAGGCACTTATTACAAGATTAAAGATAAGATTAATCAGGACAACCTATCGTGGCGATGGGATAATGAAGATAGCGACGAAAATAGCTGCGGAGAACACTGGATCGACGCCCACTTCGGCACAGCTTGGACAGCGGGAATTAGGCATTACCTTAAACGTATCGACGCACCTAAAAAGTATTGGTCTTATCGAGCCAATAAGTCACAGTATTTATACAGCCTAGTAAACGAATATTACTCAGACTTCTCGACTGAAATGACTAAAGAAGATTCGAAGTACGAAGTCATGGCCGTGCTCTGCGCTTACGAAACGAATTATCCTTAGCGTTGTTATAAATTATAAAATAAGATGTTGTTGTAGTTCAGGCTTTTGTATAAAATGTGTTAAAATAAGGATTATTGACATCACAGTAATTCAAAATATGGTGGTTTTTGGGCGGAAAAACATACTTTTATTACGAGTATAAACCAGAATATCCTGAGATGCTTGTTAAACATCTTGCAGAAGGACTGTCTGTTTCAGCATTTGCTGGGCTCGTAGGGGTTCCAAGAGACACGCTATACAGCTGGTTTATGAGGTATCCTGAATTTGACGAGGCTCGGCAACGAGGTCTTCCTATGGGGCTTCTTTTCTGGGAAAAAATTGGAAGAGATAATGTCCACAACAAGATGTTTAATCATGCTCTTTGGATTTATAATATGAAGTGTAGGTTCCGTGAGGAATGGCTTGAAGTAGCGCGGTTAGAGCAGTCTATCAACCAAAATATAACCATGACCCCAGAGCAGCTTAGCGAGAAGGTTTTAATGGCATTTGAGCTTAAGCAACAAAAACGGCTAACATAAAGTGCATCTTACTCAAAATGATTATGCAGCGTTCTATAAGTGCGCAGTCATCGCTCCTTGGTATCTTAGAGCGTCTCAATATAAACTTTATAAATTACTACGTATAAAAAAACGCCTTATTGCTAATTGTCACCGCAGGTTTGGAAAAGGAACAACTGTACTTGTATACGCGTTTGAAGAGGCAGTAAAACGCCCAATAATCATTCGTTACGGCGCACCAACGCAGGCACAGGCTTATGATATTTTACAAATATTAATTGACCACATTTACTCACATGCCCCAAGTGAAAAACCGCAACTACGCATGGGTGAATACCACTGGCCAAACGGCTCTCGCATGCACATATTCGGCTGCAAAGATAGTGGAGAAGCAGATAAGGCTCGGGGAACTGAATCACATATAATCATATGCGATGAGTTCGGATTTTGGAAATATAAACCGGAATATATTCTTAAATCGGTACTTTCGCCACAGCTCGACACAACCGACGGCCAGCTGGTTGTTACATCAACGCCACCAGAAGATCTAACGCACTATTATTTGCAAGAACTAGCATCCGCAGAACTTAGCGGGAATATGTTTAGATGGGATATCGACGATTCAATCAGATCTGGAGATGTGTCCGAAGATCTTCATCAAAAAATTATAGGAAGATCTGGAGGAATTGATTCCGACGCGTATAAACGTGAATATAAACTTGATCTAATAGCCAACCGCTCCCGCCTGGTTATCCCAGAAGCTCAGGACGAGTCGTTGTATGTATCAATACATCAACGTCCTGAATACTTTAATTGGTTCATGTGCTGTGATCTTGGGCTTAAAGACTACTTTGCAGCAATATGGGGTTATGTCGATTTTAAACAGGCCAAACTGATTCTCGTTAAAGAATTCCTCGCAAACTATATGTCCACACGAGAACTCGCAGAAAGTTGCAAAGAAGTAGAACGGTCTTTAGGAATAAAGACAAACATAAGAAGACTCGGAGATAGCTCTGACCCACAGCAACTTTACGACTTAAGCAAAGACCAGGGATACCCAGTCTCACCAATAGTTAAACGCAGCAAGATGAATAATACTGGATTTCGTGAGTCTGTTCTCAACGGCCTTCGTGTCGCCATATCTAATAACCGCATAGCAATGGATCCGGACGAACTTCCAAACACAAGGATTCAGCTTAAATACGGTATCTGGAACGAGCGAAGGACTGATTTTGAACGGACTGAAACGATGGGGCATTTGGACGCACTTATGGCTCTTGCTTACATGGTCGACAATACCGACTTTCACGAAAATCCTTATCCAGTGATTCAAAGTGGTGTCACTCGGTCAGATCACTTCATAAGCCCAGAACTTTTTAAAAAAAGTCAAGTGAATTTAAAAAGACTTGTGGGCTCCTAGATAACTTTTGTGATACAATGTAAAATAGTTACTAGTTAGAACATCCCGCGCGTATAAACCTTTCTTTGAAAAAAGTTCAATGGAAAATACGTATTGGTTTGCTAAATCAGGGGATGAACTAACTAGCGAGCTTGCTAAACGCATCGATTCTTTCCAAAAGTATATCCTCGATCTCGGCCTAATCCATGTGTGGAACAAGAACCGCGCGTTCTACGAAAATAGAATGCTCGGCGGATCTGACTCAATTTCAAACGATATTATTGATACGGGGGATATTGGAGAGCTTAAAGCGATGAGCTTTAATCACTTCAGAAACATCTTGCGGCATATCGTCAACTCTCTGACATCAAACGATCCAGTCTTTGACGTATCGGCAACGAATACTGATATCCGCTCACGCCGTTCCGCAAAAATCGGAAGAGATCTAGTCAACTACTACTACAAAACAAAGCGGCTTAATAAAACCATGCACGAAACGGCAGAGAAGGCTGTTGTGTATGGAGACGGGTTTATTGCGGTTGAGTTTAATCCATCAATTGGAAAGATTGTTACAATTGATCAAAATGGAAGATATATTAGGGAAGGTGATTTTGAATTTGAGTCGCTTTCTCCAATAAATGTTTTCTACGATCCTACGAAAAAATGTCTTCAAAATTGGGACTGGGTTACGTTTCGTCGCAAAAGAAATAAATACGATCTAGCATCTATATTTCCTAAACAAAAAGAAAAAATATTAGCTCTTAAAATAAACTATAAGGACGATCCGTACAGCGACCTTCTGAGAGACCGTTTATATAACTCCGATAGTGACGACGTATGGCTTTACTCGACATATCATCGCGCTAATAACGTTCTTCCAAAAGGAAAGTATATTCTTTGGTGCGGGACAAACGAAAATCCAGTACCTCTTTATGAAAATGATAATCCATATAGAGATCGGCTTCCAATCTTTGGACTAAGCCCTGCTCACTACATGGAAACGTCGTTTGGGTTTACGGAAGCGAACATACTTAGATCTGCTCAGATGGCTTTAACAATAGCAGTCTCTAGCATGGTTACGAATATGAATGCTGGTTCTGTTATGAATATTTGGAAACCATCTGGAGCTAATCTGTCTTTAGAAGAGTTATCCGGATCATTAAATGTAATTACTTCAGACGTGAAGCCTGAGGTTATCGACTTCTATAGAGAGAATCCAGGCCTATCAAACATGATGGGCTTATGTATTAATACGATGGAAACTCTTAGCGGGCAGTCAGCGGTAGTTCGTGGTAATATTGCTCAAAGCCCAAACCTAAAAAGCGGAATAGCAATTGCCACTGTTATAAACCAGGCTCAAGAATACTCACAGACACTTCAGCAAACATATTTTGAAATGTTTGAAGATATAACAACGTTCTTACTTCAAACCCTAAAAGAAGTAGCTAGCGAGCAACGGCTTTACGAGATCTGTGGTAAGTCGCAGCGTTCCGCTGTCGCCACATTCACGTCTAAAGATTTAGACGGTGTTAGTCGGGTTATAATTGACCGAACAAATCCAATCGCAAAGACTCCAAGCGGTAAGATTGAAATAGCAATGGAGCTTTTAAAAACAGGAATCATATCTCCGAAGCAATTCTTTGATGTTATGAACACCGGGAATTTAAACGTAGCAACAGAAGCAGACGAAAGAATGCTTGATTACATTGCAAACGTAAAAGAAAAGCTACTCGCCGGAGAGCAAGTAGCAGCGATTCCTGGAATCGACCACCAGCTGTTCATCAAAGAGATTCAGTCCCTGCTTTATGATATTGATTTAATCAATAATACAGACAACGCAATAATTGTACAGAACATAACTAATTTGATTACGGCGCATATGCAGTTAGTTAGAAACGGAGATGAGTTGGCTGCCATGATTTATGGTGGACAAGCCCCGTCTCCTAACCAGGTTTCCAACGACGAGTTGGATGGCGACGTTACGGGCCAGGAGCAAGCTCTAAGCGGGATTGAGCAAGCTCCTAGCTCTCAGCCGATGCCTTCAGCTAAACCATTAACATAGTTTTTTAAGGATTTAAAAATGGACGACCAAACCGTACAAAGCAGCGATGCCGTACAAAGTGATGGCGACGTTTTAGATTCTGCCGTTGAGACGAATCAACCAGAACAAATTACGTCAGATCAAGTCACGCATTCAAAAGAAGATCCTAGCTCTAAGTCTGATTACTCTGAATCAGAAAAAAAAGAGATCGAAAGCTTTATGACAAAGCTTAAGCTCCCTAAAGAAGTAACATACTTCCAGGATAAGAGTGGAGAGCTTAAGTTTATCGTCCCAATAAACGGACAGAAGTTCATCGCATCTCCGGAAGATGTTTTTAAAGGTTTTAATCTTAATCAGGCAGGATATCAGAAGCTAAGTGAAGCTAAGCAAATGATTAAGGAAACTGAAAACTACTTTCAGTCTTTAAAACAAAACCCAAAACAGATCTGGGAACTGGCTCAAGGATTAGGCTTAAACCCACTTGAGTTATCTCAGCAACTGCTTGAGGAGCATGTTCGAGACGCCGAGATGACTCCTGCAGAACGTGCACTCCGCAAAAAAGAAGCAGAAGCAGAGGAATACAGAAGGCGGCTTGAAGCATATGAAAAAGAGCAAGAGCAAACAAAAATATCACGCGCTGTTGAAGTTGAGCGCGAAAAATACGATAAGCAGCTTGTTGAAGCAATGCAAAAGCACGGATTCAATAAACTATCGTCTAACGGTAAAAGTGTGGTTCTCGCTTCAGCCGTACAAAAACTAATGACGGCACTAGAGGCAAACCACGAACTATCGGTAAACGATGCAATATATCTGGCGAAGCAAGAGTGGCAGGAAAGTATTCCAGCAGTATTTGATGAAATACCAGATCATCTCTTACTCGAGAGTCTTCCTCCAAAGTTTGTTTCTAGGATCCAAAAGCTAATCGTCGAGAGGCATACAAAGGGGATTAAAGGCATACCAACCGCATCTTCTAATTCACCAATCGGCGGAGAAGTTACGTTAGAGTCTTTGGGGCACACAAACCCACAAAAGAGTAGAAAGAAAATGGATATTCACGATTATTTTTCAAACCTAAGGTAGGTTTAATTTTTTAACTTAGAAAGGTTATTATCATGGCTGACCATACGAACATGACTCAAGTACAAGGCTGGTTTAAAACCGCCTATGCGGATAAGATTGTCGATCTTATTCCTTCAGACGTTTACTATTGCAAAGAATGTACTCCAGTCCCTGCAAGTGGGAAAACTGGCGGAAGCTATAAAGCTGCCGTTAACGTTACTTCTTCACAAGGGATCACGAAAGCTGCTGCAAACGCAGGGGCATTCTCTTTAAATTCAGTTATCTCTATGGCTTCTCGTCAGAGCGAAGCTGAAGGCTCTCAGTTCTTACTACGCGACGCTTTAGATTATGAAACAATCTTCCGTTCTGAATCTAAAAACGCTTTCATTCAAGCTTCAAAGGGTGTGATTGAAAACATGTTAACAAGCATGTATTTCTACATTGAAGCCGACATTATGTACGGAAAAACTGGTATTGGCGTTGTTTCTGCTATTAACGGTCTTGAAGTAACTGTTACAGACGCATCATTCGCATCACGTCTTTGGCTTGGTAGCGAAAACCGCGTTGTTAAGTTTCAGACAGCCGGTGGCGTTAACGTAGGTACCGCAGTTGTTACTGGATACGACATCGAATCCAAAAAGTTCACGATTGATGCAGACCCAGGCGTTGCTGGAACTAACGTTATCTTCTTTGCTGCAGACGGCCTTAGCGGCGCAAACTGCATGACTGGTCTTTATTCAGCAATGAGCTCCACAACTGGAACTCTTTGGGGAATCGATAAAGCTTCTTACGGCCTATGGCGTGGCGCTGGTACGTATTCGGCAGGATCTGCTCCTTTGTCTTTCAACAAGATCATGAAAGCTATTGCTAAGGGCGCAAACCGCGGTATGGGCATTATCCCAGAGCTTGATGTTGTTGTTTCTACGACAACTTGGGCAGACCTCGGGAACGACATGGCGGCTTTACGTCAGCAAGACAGCTCTTACAAATCAAGCGAAGCAGCAAACGGTTCTGAAAAACTTAGCTTCTACTGCCCAGCAGGAAAAGTTAACGTGTTTGCTCACCGCATGATGAAAGAAGGTATTGCTTTCGTTCACCCAACCGCTTCGAAGGCTTTCGAATTAGTTGGAGCTCAAACAGTTCCTACGTTCGAACTTCCTGGAATGGTTAGCGACGGCGCTAAAGTTTATCTTAAACCGATGGATGCAAACGCCGGTGTTGAAACTCGGTTGTATGCAAACTTGGCTGTTTTCTCTACAAAGATTAACCAGACGCTCGTAATTACGGACATTGTTAACGCAGCCTAATGTTAACTACTCCTCGTATTAGGGTGGGGGTGAATTCTCCCACCCACTTTTATAAGGCGAAAAGATGACTATAAACTTACAAATTAAAGGCGGTGCGATTCGTGCTTATCCACAGGAAGGTGATGATTCTTGGGGGGTCGCTGCAACAAACTGGGCAAGCGACGTAACAACGGCATTAAATCAAACCGTACTTCTTAACGAAATATTGTCAGTTGATGCGATTATAGGATCTGCGCTTCAAGTAGCAAACGGCGAAGCGACACACATCTCTATTTCTGCTGCGTTAGCTGACGTTAGTACAGGTCTTATTTATGTATTGCCTGGAACGTATACGGTTGACGCTACTGAGGTTATCGACCAACCTGTATCTATAATAGGATCTGGTGAAGGTTCTGTATTCACAACATCTGCAGCACACGCAACTGGACCTGTAATAAGCATAACCGTAGATGGTGTTAGTTTAAAAAATATTAAAATAGCGCATGGAGCGGGAACTCCTACGTATGCATTATCTGTGGCAAACAAGGTAAGAATAGAAGCATCTGTTAAAGTTTCTGGAACATATTCTACGGACGTACTTCAAAACCTAAGTTCAATTCCTTCTGTAGCGTTATCTGATTTAATTCAGGTTGGAGCTTTAATTACAGACCACGTAAATCTAGCGAGTAAGGGAACAAACACACACGCTCAGATAGATACGTTTATTAGTAACGCAGGATCAACATATGCTCCAATAGCAAAGGGAGTAACAAACGGCGATACACACGACCACAACGGTGGAGACGGAGCTCAAATCGACCATGTTAATTTAGCCAATAAGGGTACAACAACCCACGCAGATATTGATACACACATTGGTAAGACATCCGAAGCACACGGTATAGCCGGAAGTTTTGTTGGGACAACCGATACGCAAGATATTAGCGGAAAAAGCATCGTAACAGATCTTATTTTCAAAAACCAAGCTGCTGCGAAGTTCGCAGAGCAATCTGGAAACGGAACTAACTTCATAGCTCTATCTGCTCCTGACGCTGTAACTGCAGACTGTACGTTCAAACTTCCGGACGGAGACGGGACAACTGGGCAGCTATTAAAAACAGACGGGTCTAAAAATCTTAGTTGGGTAACAGGGGCTACAACTGACTTAAACGAATATCATGTGAACATAGGAAATTCGTCTAATTCTCAACAGCCTGTAAACACGAATCTTCTTGGAGACGCAAAAGCATCGTATTCTGCTCAAACAGTTACGTTTGACCAGACTGGAGATGCGGACGGTGATTATGTAGTCAAACTAACGGCCCAACCTTTTTCTTTAGGAGACCGTGTATATTTTACGAATTCTGGCGGAGCATTACCCACTGGTCTTAGTGTTAGTACAACTTATTATGTGACAGATCCTAAAACAAACACATTTAAACTATCTGATTCAAGAACGGGTTCTGTAAAGACGTTTACTGGAGATGGTTCTGGAACAAGTACTGTTGTATATGGTGGATTAGTTCATAAGAACAAACAATTTCCTCCGCAGATGTCAAACGAAGACGCAACCCAGCTTGGATACAAAGTATATTTAGCGGATAAATCAGGTGGAGCAAACGACATCGCATATAATGGTGGAAATAAAGCGACAATAAGCACTTCTACTGGATCTATGTCTCAAGTTTATCTCGCTTATCTTATTCCATACCAAGTTCAAGACAAGTCTTGGAGATTAAAATTTAATGTAACTGTAGAGCTATCTTCGGCATCAAGAGATTATGGTAGAGTTAGTATTGCGGGGGTTAGCTACGTTTCGGCGAACATTCAGGCAATAAGTGTGTGGTGTGATCCTGGTATTTGTGCTGGTTATTCTGGATTATCTACAACACTAATGTTAACGTGCGGTCACGCAACAGCAACAACAACAAGATATATGTTTACTGGCGATATAGCGATAGATGGAAAACCAAATTGGGCATATTAGGTTAACTTTTTATAAAGGACTTAGAACATGGCTACACAGAATCTTTACGCATCTCAGTTTAACAATCTTCATTCTCCAACAAAGGCGCGTGCTACATGTGACGGCGCAACTTATACGGATTTCGTTGTGGAAGGTTCCCTCGCCGTATGGACGGTTTCAGGAGCTCTTGGCGCAGCGACAGATGTATTCGTACGTGACTATGATTCGTCTCGTAACGCTAATTATCTTCGGGAAAGCGAACAACCTGTAATCGTTATTAAGTGCGCATCAGACGCATCAGTAAATAACGTACTGGTTAAATCAGAAGCAGGATCCACACTCTATACATTCGCAACAGACTGCTCTGCAACACCAAAGTATTGTGTTTTAAGACTTAAAACAGACGGCGCATGGGAGCTAGCATAATATGAAAAGAAAAGCATCATTACTCGCTTTAAAAGATCTTATGCAGACAGTGGTGAAGCCTGCACTTCTCGCTTCTTTTAAAATGCCTGAATCAACTTCTGGCAAAGAAGAGATTGAGGTTGAAGAGCCCGAGGAAAAAGAGATGGAATTCCCTAAAGAGCTTGTTGACGAAGAGTACGAAGGTAACGAATCAGAGCAAGAGCCAATGGCAGAAGAAAAGCCAAAGGGCGTTACAATCTCTATTACGAAACTCGCAGCTCTTGAACGTCAAAAAAACAAAAAGAGTAGGAAAAAATGAAGTATACGAGCGATAAGTTAATCGAAACTGTTAAAAGAAACGCAGGAGTTCCGACGTCTCAACGTAAGTTTTCAGACCAAGATCTCCTTGCATTTCTTAATGAAGAGTTAGAATTAACTATCGTCACAGAGCTTATTAATCAACAACAAGATTATTTTATAGAACGATCTGTCATACCATTAATAGCAAACACAAGTGAGTATGAACTTCCGTCAAGATCTGTTGGATGGAAGGTAGAATCGATCGGATATTTAAATGCAAGTGGAGATTACCGGAAGCTTTCGAAGATAAGCAGATCTATGCGTGGTGATTACACATATTACCAAACAGCCGATGGACCAGCTGCGTTTTACATCGAAGGAACTAAGATTGTACTAATACCTGATGTTTCCGCATCTGTATCTGGAAGTCTTGAAGTTGATTTTGTTCGTATACACAATGAATTAGTTAATGTCAGCAGCGCTGGTCTTATTAGTACGGTTACGGATCTTGGAGCAAGTTATCAGATGACCGTTGATACAATACCGTCAACATCGGATGGAGTAGATGTTGTCTCTGGGAGTAACCCATTCAGTCTTATTGAAATTGGTGGATCTGCTGTTGTGGCTGGATTTAATATAACAGTCGCTAAAACATTGTTCTCAACAGCACCTGTAGCAGGAGACTATGTAACAGCTAGTGGAGAAACGCCAATACCTAATATTCCAGAAGACTTCCACCCCGTGCTTGCTCAGGCAGCAACACTACGCGCTTTAATTAGTTTAAACGATGTGAAGGGTATACAAACAGCCCAGATAAGCCTTCAAAGAATGCTTTCAGCAATGGCACAGCGTTCTAAGACACGTGTTTCGAGTGCTCCGACAAAGCTTGTTTCAAGATCTTATTTTCTAAACAGCATGCGGCAGAGGATCTACTAGAGATGGCTGAATATAGAGTCCTGCACGAGAAGCTTGGCGTTTCTACGCACGGAAACCCACTTACTCTTAATCCATCTACATTGCGTGTTGGAAAGAATTTTGAGTGCGTAAGAGACGGTATTTATAGAAAGCCTAGGGGAAGAGATTCTTACGGATCTGGCATTCCAAACCAAACAATTAAACAGTTTTTGGAGTATAAAAATAGACTATTCATTCATCTTGATAATAATTCTCTTTATTATGATTCTAACGGGACCGGGACGTTCTCGCTAAAGTCTAGTTCAATATCAGATCCTGAAAGTGGTTATAAAATTAAGTTTGTCGAGCAAAACGGCAATCTTTATATAACTACTTTTGATGGCGTGAAGAAGCTTGATTCACTAACAGGATCCTTAACATCGGCAGGTATGCCACAGGGTGAGGATTTCGATCTTCGGCTTGTTACTGGAACGTGGTTTGATAATAATAAGATTGTGGCGTATCGGTGTTTATATTCTACGTATGATATAAACGGAAATAAGATGTTCGGAGCTCCGAGTGAGCGTCAAGATATTGAGAACACGAGTGGCGGAACAAAGCAGGTCAGCCTTCGCGTTAGCCTTCCAGACGATGTTACGACAAGTCATTATCTTGAAATTTACAGAACTTCGATAGTAGCAAGTGGATCAATTCCTCCGGAAGATTTCCAATTAGTATATCAAGCAAAGCCGACATCCGCTGAGATCGCTCAAGGCTATATGGTTGTTACCGATGCGTCTCCGGAAGGGTTTCGTGGGTTAGAGCTTTATACGAACCCTACTCAAGAGGGGATAGAGAACGCAAACACACGTCCTCCAAAGGCATCGTCGATTACAAAATATAAGACTTTCACATTTTTCGCGAATACAGAGAGTATACAGAGGCTTTATTTCAATTTAATAAACTCTGACGATTTATTAGCCGGGACATCAACACTAACGATTAGTAACGGCACGTCAACACTTACTCTTGGATGTGCAGCAGATGTTGTAGACTCAACCGTGTCTTTAGTAGCAGATGCTGCTGGGTTAGCTGAGATTCAAACAACCGCAGCACACGGCCTTGCTACTGGAGACTATGTTAGGTTTCTTGATGTGACTGGTGCTGGAGGTTTTCCTGAATTAGTTAATGAGAAGATTTTCGAGATAACAAAAACAGCAAATGATAAATTCACCTTTGGCGAGGCATGGTCAGCCGGATATACGGCCACGGCTGGAACCGTTGATTTTTACGAAGACGTCGGATCAACGCCAAGGTTTATAATTTCGAATACAGGCTCTGTTGGCGTAGATGTTGATTTGACTGCTCGGTCAATTATTAGAACTATTAATCTTTGCACGGGGAATCCCGGCTGGATTGGATATTATATATCTGGATATGATGATGTTGTTGGAAAAATGCTTATAACATCGCAGAACATTGGAGATAGTGAATTTTATTTAAACGTAGGACGAGTAGAAGACAAGGCTCTTTACACGTCTCCTATCCCATTTAGTTCATCTGTTTCTGGGACATCAAGTAGTGGTGGTCTTATAAAAATAACAACATCATTAGCGCACGGGTTATCCACAGGAGACAATGTCTTAATAAGTGATGTGACTGGTACTACGGAAGCGAATGGAACGTGGTCGGTTGTAGTTGTAGACGCGACAAGCTTTACACTAACCGGGTCAACATATGTTCATGCATGGATTAGCGGTGGTTTGGTTAGACCTAAAGATTATAAGAGTGTAAACGATAACTTCGCAAATGCTGTTATGTGGTCTAAACCTGGTGAACCAGAACATGTTCCTTTGATCAACATTCAAAAGGTGGGTTCAGCTGACGATCCAATTTTAGCCGTTGTTGGGCTTAAGGATTCTTTGTTTATAATTAAGAAAAAAGACGGGATCTTTCGTCTTACTGGGGAAACTGCAAGCTCGTTTGTTATCGACGAATTTGACGGTACGGTTGAATGTCTTCAAAAAAACAGCATAGCAAAGGGACAGAATGCAATATTCATGATGAGCTCCCTTGGATTCGTTAAGATTAGTGATATTGGTGTTGAAGTTGTAGGACGAGATAATGAGTTTAAAGATCTTATAGCCTCAGCTTCAACTAACTTTGAAACGGATGGATACGGTTGGTTTTACGAGGAAGAAAAATCATATTTTATAGCAACGCACACGAATTTATCTTCAACATCAAACGACCGCGTACTTGTGTACAACACCTTTACAAACGCCTGGACTCAAAGAGAGCACGGTGTTTATACGAATGATAGATACATAAACCTAGGTCGAGTTATTAATGGATATCTTTATACGGCAGCTACAAGCGGTCCGTATGTTTATAAAGAGCGCAAAAGTTTTTCTACAACAGACTTTGCAAGTCCTTCAATCTCTGTAAACATTACCTCAATTGACTCTGCAACAAATCAGATTGTTGTTAGCAGCAACCTTGTTATCCCAGACGGCTCTTTAATAACTCAAGGGGCGGCGACAGCGCGGATATTAGATACGATCAATAGTGCTACGTATGAGGTTAATACAGTAGCTAACTTAGTTGTTGGGGCAATTACAATAACCCCAGGTATAGTATCTACGTTAAAATATCAGAGTCTTCATTGTGGGATGCCGGAATACGAGAAGCAGGGAAGTAAGATTGTTCTTTTCTTCGATAACGACGAAACAGACGTCGGAGATCTTATTTTAAGAACGGCCACAGATCTTGATAGGATCTCTATTGATACTCATTTGTTTGATTCGACAACACTTTGGGGTAAATTTAAATGGGGCTTAGGCCAGTGGGGAACGCCATCTTCTACCGACAGGATGGCTACGTACTTACCAGAAGAGCACACGCGGTTTACATATCTTGATCTTGAAGTTGTTCACGAGCGTCCTCGAGAGCAGCTTGCTTTATGTGGGTTTTCTGTTCTTGTTGATCCAGTAGATACGAGGCTTGATACGTAATGGCAATAATCAAGGGAGTGAGTAAGATTCTTAAATCAGACCTTCCTGGAGCTCCAGATTGGTTTGATCCAATTATATCTACTCTCAATGGGTTTTTAGACACGGTTATTGGAGCTTTACGTGGAAGACTAACGTTTTATGACAATTTTTATACAGAATACAAAGAATTAGACTTTGTTCATGGGGTAGAGCTAAGAGTGTCGACGAAAATGCCAACGTATTCTGGTATAATAATCATTAAGCCTCCAAATAAAGACGATTCAAGCCTTTCTATAGTTGGATGGCACGCTCGTCAGACAACGAGTAAAGAGGTTGGCGTAACGATAAGTTTTAGTGGCGGTTTAGGGAAGACGGGTTCTGTTGGAATACTTATTTTAGGATAAAAACATGGCTTTTATAAGAAATCAGAAAATGCAGGAAGCGGCATCTAATGGGACACCACAGACGATGTTATCTGGCGGTGAAAGCGCGGTTGCAGGAAATGCCCAATCAGCAACGCAAGGCCAATCTGGAACGAAGGCCCAGGCAACACCAAACGCTTGGTACAACGTTTCTGATTTTTTAAATGCGAACCAAAAAGGCGGTCAAAAACTTCAGAACACACTCAAAAGCCAGGGTGAAGCGATTGTTTCTGATGCAACAAAGAAATCTGGAGAGCAGCAGTCAGCGATCGATGCCATTAAAAGACCTGATATCTTAGCGTACACGAAAGATCTCGCTGACACAGGGACAGAAGAGCAAGTAAGTAAAGGTCTTCAGCAGGATTGGCTAAAACCTCAGCAACAGATGGATTATTCACAATACAGTGTTGCTCCAAACCAAGACCTATCTGGTCTTCAAGAAAATAGTTACGGATCATTAACAAACTTCGCAAAAGCAACAATGCCGAAACGTGCTAACTACACACTAGGTGCTCAGCGTATGGACGAAGCCTTGTTAGGGCGTGATCCTGCGTTTGTTCAAAACTTCGCAAAAGATCTTAAGAGCCAGTATTCAACGCAGGTAACAAACCCGCTTGAAGCAAAGATATCAGCTGCGCAGGCACTAGATACATCTACGGATCAAGCATTAGACACAGCGCGCCAAGGTTGGTTTAGTGGGTTAGAAGAATACTTGGGTGGAAAACAGGCCGCTGTTAGTGACACGCTTGCGAAGCAAAGAGCAGAGTATGATGCGCAGCGGAATAGAAACATTCAAGATGAACTTTTCAACGCGATTAGCGATGTTCAAAGTGTAAATCCACTTACCGGAAAAAATTATTTAGACCTAAGAAACTATGCTAATCAAAACGTAGGAAATTATGCGTCGTTCCAGGGGTTTGATCCAAATCAGCAAACAGCTGCATGGCAGGCATTAGGTGACCAGGGCGTCGGACGATACAACACACTCGCAGGACTCCTCGGTCAAAACCAGGGGAAGACGTTTGATCAGCTTAGTTCGCAAGAGTGGAAAAACCCAACATGGAACGTAAGATCGTCGGATTTAAAAGCAGCCGCACAGCGACAAGCTTATGAGAATATGGTAGGAGACGTAACTGGTAGGGTTGGGGAGTTAACATCTAATTTAAATAAGTTGAATGCAGAAACCGCTCTAAAGAAGTCTAGACTTGATGAACTTGATCGAATAACCGCCGACTTACTGAAAAATAATTATAGAGGTAACAACAGATTTGATAGCGCTAGTAGTGGTATGGCATTTCAAAAAGCATATAACGAAGCCGGGCAGCTTAGACCGGAAGTTTTTGGCTTGGGGCAGCAGCAAGTAGCTCTTCAGCAAGAGCTAAATCCTTGGAATGCTCAGTTAAGTCAAATTATGAAATACCTAAACGGTTAAGGAGTTAACCATGGTTTTACCTGCAGTTATTGGCGGGGCGATGTTGGGCGGAGCAGCCCTTAACTATCTTGGGAACGAAGAAGCAAGAAAAGCTAGTGCAAAAGCAGCGAAAGAAGCAGCTCGGCAACGAGCCGATGCTAAGGCATACCTAGAGACCATTAATCCAAACGAACTAGCTGGGCTTGACGCTGAGAGTTTAAATAGCCTTCTTAATATTGCTTCTGGGATACGTTATAATCCAGAAGAATACGCTTATATTGCTGGAGCTACACCGCTTGATTACCAATATACTGGGGATGTGTCTGGACAGGTTGTTGCGGATAGTCCAGAGGCACGTGCGATGCAACTTGCCGCGTTGCAAGATCTTCAAAAACGAGCTAGTGAAGGACTTTCGGCCGAAGATCAGGCTGGATTTATGCGTGCGCGTAGGGATGCTGGTGAGATGGCTAAAGGCCGAGAACAAGCGGTTATGCAAAGTCTTCAGGCTCGTGGAATGGGTGGTTCTGGGATTGAAGCAGCACTTCGAGGCCAGGCAAGTCAGTTAGGCGCAGATAGACTCGCACAGGTAGAAGCAGAGAAGGCAGCAGCAAATGCACAGCAACGAGCCTTAGCTACGGAACTAGCGATGCGCGGCGCTGGGAGTCTTCGTCAGGCTGATATTGGACTCAACACAACCAATGCAGACATAATGAATAAATTCGCCCTAGAAAACTCTCGTCGTCGTCAGGACATTTTAAACGCAAATACACAGGCAAAGAACCGTGCGCTTGAGAGTCAAACCGAAGAGCAAAGAAGAATTGCTGGTCTTAATACGCAAGGAAGAAACCAGGCGCAGATGTATGCTAACGACATAACCATGAGAGCTCGTCAGAGTCAGAACCAGAACTTACAGAATCAGATAGATGCAAGAAACTCAAAACTACAGGCTCTATACGGGGCCAAACAAGCGCAAGCACAGAGCCTATCTAACGCCGCTCTTGGTGGAATAAGCGATTCTTGGGCGTCTGGAGCTGCGAATGCTGACTATCAAAGGCAGAAATACGGGACATTCGCAGATCTAGCAAACGCATACGGAAATTACGCAATGCAACAAGATTATATGGATAGACGATATCCTCAAAAGCAAGGAGCATAATTATGGCAGAGGCAATGACACCAAATCCATATGCACTACAGATGAAAGCTCTTGAGGATTTAAAGTCAGCGCAAGAGCAAGACGAACTTGATCAAAAGGAATTCCAGAGACAGCGTACCTTAGCTAATTTATTCAACAACGTCGGCCAAGCATTTCAAAGAACGCCAGTGACACAGGCAGAGATTATGAGTGGTCAGAGACCACAGGATAGGTATCAAGGCTACGCTCAAAATGCGATGAAATCGTGGGATTCTATTGGACAAGATCAATCTGAAGCGACTAAAAATATTCTTAATAAGTATCGGCTAATTCAGGAACAGGCAAATGTGCTAAGGGATCAACAGGCAGCAGATATTAGTGCGCAGAAATTTTTAATGGACCAACTTGCTGCAGAAAAGAAACAACAGTTTGAAGTTAATAAACTTGGTTTAGAGCATAAATACAGGATGGATGAAACAAGAGCAAAACTTAAAGACACAGCAGAAAAAGAAAAGAAACCAACTTCCGCGCAATTCACGGCGGCAACATTTGCTAAGCGGCTTGAAGATAGTGAGAAGGTTTTTGAAGATCTTGCAGCTAAAGGATACGATAGATCTAGTCGGGTTGAAGATTTAAAGTATAAATTCCTTCCCGGAGAATCACACGGGAGTGATTTAAGAAGCCACAGTCAGGCTGAAAGAAACTTTGTAAACGCCGTACTCCGCAAGGAATCTGGCGCGGCAATATCTCCTTCAGAATTCGCAAGTGCTGAACAGCAATACTTTCCTCGTCCTGGAGATACCCCAGAGGTTCTTGAGCAGAAGCGGCAAAATAGGCTAACAGTAACAGCAGGTCTTAAAGCCGAAGCAGCCACTGCAGGAGATAGACTTAACGAGCAATTAGCCGGAATGCCAAATAAAGCGTCACAATTAAAGAAACCAACACCACCAGATGGAACAGCTGTTGCTGCTCCTCAATATATCCGGCGAGTGGCTCCTAACGGACGCGTTGTTCTTTACGATCAGAATAAGAACCCAGTTGGTTATGAAGACGAAATGGGGAAATAATCAATGCCACAATCTTTACCAAGATTTGAAGATACGACTGAACTAAAAGATCGTCTTCCAGCATTTGGAGAGACGAAAGATTTAGAACCAAACATAGCGGAGTCTACGTCTGCTCTAGCCGGGGCAGGACAAGGCGCGTCGTTTGGTTTTGCAGATGAGCTTGCTGGTCTTGGTTCTGCTGCTAAGGGAGCACTATCTGGACAGGGGTTTGAGTATAAAAAGAAACGAGATGAGTGGAGAAAGTGGTTTGAGAAAGCGCAGAAAGAAAACCCAGGAGCGTATCTTGCTGGAGAACTTGGCGGATCATTGGGTACTGCCGTGATTCCTGGTGTTGGGATTCTTGGAAATCTTGGAAAAGCAGGACTTGTTACAAAAGGAGCAATAACAGGCGCTGGTGTAGGGGCCTTAAGTGGTATTGGTCAAAGTACTGCCGAGAATCCTTTAGACATAGCTAAAGACGCAAAAAACGCAGCGATTCTTGGCGGCGGCCTTGGTGCGGCAGGCGGTCTTGCTGCGAAGGGTGTTTCTAAACTCGCGTCTAAGCTTCCAGAAATCGCAGAGCAGAGAGCTTTTAAGGCAGCTACTGGACAAAATAAAAAAGCTTTTAAAGAAGCGTTTAAAACAGATTCATTAGAAACAAAGGGAAGAGATCTTTTAACTACTGACGAGGCTGGAGGGCCGGTTGTTGGTTGGTTCTCTAGATCTGAAGATATTGCAGAGAACGCATCTAAAAAATCTGATTTCTTTGGGAAGAAAATAGGAGAGATCGGCGAGCAAATTGATAAAACAGCTGAGAACGCGATTGAGGGGCGTAAGATTGCGGATGAAATTTTAAAATACGCATCTAATATCCCAGACACGCCAAAGAACACCTCTGTTATAAAAAATCTTCTTAAAGAAGCGCAGTTTTACGAGAATAAGGGTAACTTTTCGTTCTCGGACGCACAGAAGTTTAAGGGAACTTACAAGTTCAAACCAACCGACACAACAACGCAGGTATTAGGCCAAGACGCAACGAACGCAGTGCGTGGGATTGTTTCTAAAGAGATGGAAAATACGGCTGAAGCTTTGGCTAAAGAGAATCCAAACACGAAACTCGCAGATCTTCTTGGTAAATATAAAGAAGTTAAACAAAAATACGGAAGTTTTGAAACAGCGCAAAAAGCAGCCGAAGAGAGAACGTTAGGAAATCTAAGTAATCGATTTGTTTCTCCAAGTGACTACGGGATAGGCGCAGCTGCAGGTCTAGGAACTGCCGTAGCTACTGGTGGTGCTGCAGTTCCTTCGATGATTTTAGCTGGTGGTGGAGCGCTTGCGAATAAACTTGCGCGTGAGCGTGGGTCTGCATTTGCTGCGCGATCTGCTGACTTAGCTGATCGGGCATGGAATTCAACGTCGGCCGATAGACTTCGTTCTTTACTTGAAAAATATCCAAGCCTTGCTGGTTATTTAAGTGGTAAGTCAGCGGGAGAGTAGTTTAGATGTTGTTATTGATGCTACAACATCTTCGATGCGTTTTAGTTTAGCTTCGATTTCTTTAAGACGATTTGTATCAGGCTTAGTTACATCGAACCAAACTAGATAGATTGTTAGAGAAGAAAATAGGGTAACTGGGATTATAAATAGAAAAGAAAAGCACGTAAGTGCTGAGAATACACAAAGAGAAATTAGCGATATTAAAAAATAAGGTTTCATAATGAGACAAGATTACCAGAGATACGATGTCCTAACAAGCGTCCAAACCATAACCGGTAGTTTTGTCAACATCGGCGAGCGGCTTAATGTTCTTGAATATGACACACTTACACTTTTTTTTAACATTTCGTCAAATAATTCCACGGCTATTCAGGTTAAGGTTCTCGGACGGCTTGAGGACATAGATCATGATTATGTGTTGCCTATCAAAACACCAACAGCTACTAAAACAAGCATTAATAATTTAGTCTATGAATTTAGTGAAACTGATCCTCAGAATTGCTTCTCTGTTGACGTACAGGGGATTCCTTTTGTGCAACTTGCGATTAAGGGAACTGGAAACGCACCAGTTCCTGGATTTGTTGTTTCAATTTATGCTTACGGGACTAAGAAATGACGTTTATAAATACAGTTGGTGAGCTTGTTCTTGGTGGCGCGGAAACGGATCCGGTGTTCACCGCGTGGTTAGCAACAAGCCCTCTTTCTCATGCTCTTCTTTCTGAGACTCATACAGATACATTACCTGGATCGGTTGCGTCTGGTGACCTTGTCTACGGAAACGCGACGCCAAAGTGGGCTCGTTTAGCTAAGGGAGATGATGGTAAGTATTTAAAACTTGTTTCTGGGCTTCCGTCGTGGGAGGACGTTACAACAGTTTCTTTTGGAACGACAACGCAAATACCGTATATGAACGCAGATGGAAACGATTTCTTATACAGTGAAGGACTTACTTTCGACGGTACTTCGTTAACGCTTCTTGGAAACCTGAACGCTGATAATTTTGTTTCAGATATAGAAACAGGAACACAACCATATGCTTGTACTTCAACAACATTAAATACAAATCTTAATGCAGATATGCTTGATGGACAACACGGCAGTTATTATACACCTTTGTCTAATGCAATAGTTAAATCTCCTGCATCTATATCAGATAATACAATCACTATCCCAGACGCTACATATAAAGGGTTAATGATAAAACAAGCGTTGAGTCAAACAGCTAATCCTTTTGAGTTGCTAAAAAGCGACAATACGAAACTTCTATATATGACCCCTACTGCTATATGGACTTCCGACAAATTAGGGACAGCAGGGGATGAGGTGTTTAGATTCAATGTTACCAATGTATCATCAGGCAATAACTTGATGACTTTTAATCTTGAGGGCGCAAAGGTTTTCGGGGTTGGGGCATCGTATTTTGACACCCCACCAATGTTGAGGCTTCCATTACAAGGGGACAGTAACAGCAATTCGGTCAGAAATCGAGGAATAAAGTTTGGGACTTTAGCTTCTTGGGGAACTGGTATTGTCACAGATTTTAGAATGATTGGAAACACGAATGAAACATACCGTCTTGCGGTATTTGACGATGATAACAGAGAGACTTTTTCGCATTATATCCGTAGCACTTATTCGGGGAGAACAGTGTTTACTGGTGTAAATGCTGGTGTTGTGCCGTTGCAAGTTAAGTTAGCCAGTAGTCAAACTGCCAATGGGTTTGAATTATTGAATAGTAGCTCTGGAATATTAGCTTTAATAGACAAGCTTGGTGGCGCAGTATTTAACGAAACAGGAGATGCGGATGCTGATTTTAGGGTTGAAGGTGATACTGAAACCAATTTAATTCTTACAGATGCAGGTAATGATGCTGTTTATTTAGGTGGTAATATAAATGGAATGTATTTTGGGTCAGGGAATGTCGGTATGTATGCTCTTGGCACAGCAGTAAAATATGAGCCAATATGCCCGCAAATAATAGCATCTGGGACAAACGCCCCAACTTTTGAGAACTGGGGAACAAATGGGTCAGGTTCAAGAGGTGTTTATGCCTATTCATTTACAGATGTTGTGTCAGCTTCAGAAAAAGAAGTATTTTTTGAATTTACAATGCCAGCGTCTTGGAATGAATCAGACATTTACCCAGAAATTCACTGGGTTGGTAATGTTAATGACACGACCGCCGCACCAAGATGGGGCATAGAATATTGGTGGAAAAATGTTGGAGCAACTTATTCCACAACCACAATTATTTATTCTGATGGGTCTAATTATACGGATAGCGGAACAGATGCAAATGTTACAGCGCTAAAACATTATGTTTCTAAATTTGCGAAAATAACACCAGATGCAAATAATAATAAAATAAGAGGGGTGTTAATGGGAAGATTGTTTAGAAACTCATCAAGTGCAAGCGATACTTATAATGTTGTAGTACCAGTAGCAAATAAGTGCGGACTTTTAGCCCTTGCGTTTAATGTACAAAGAAACACACTTGGGGCAGCATCTAATTTTGTTAAATAAAACTAAGGAAAAAAACACATGGCATTAATAAAAAATAAAATATTAAAAAACTTACAAGAAGTTAATTATTGGAGATTGGTAAGAATTAATCATTTATCAAAAGATGGAACAGAAGTTTTTTTAGGCGGTTTTGTTTCTAAACAAGTGTCAGATAAAATAGGAGACGCTGGTATTTTAGACATAGTAATTTTTAATTTTGAATCAGACAAATTAGGAAAGCAGCATTTTATAAATAGTAATCCTTATGAAACAGCTTATAATAACATTAAAGAAAGTAATCTTGATAAAAACGGCAAGGAACTTAATTTTTTCGCAGATGCGCTTGATTTTTAATTAATATTACACAGGTTAAAACAAAAAGGATGAATAACATGTTAGAGAAGTTGCAGGCAGAATACGGACGAGTTGTGCTTCAGATTGAGTATTTGTCAGCTCAGGCTCAGCAGATTAAGCAGAAAATCGCTGAAGAAATTAACAAACAAAGGAGTGCCAAAGATGAAGAAAAAGAAGACAAGTAAGGGTGGAAAAGGGAGGAAGGGATGTTAGATTTAACAAAGAAGATTGTTACTGTTAAGAGTTCGTCCCAGGCATTAACTGACACACTAGCTGATTTAGGATCCGAGATAAACGTCGTTGGGTTTGACTCAATCAATCTCTACTTAAACGTAGACATAAATGATTCGTCAAATGTGACGGTAGCAATTCTTGGTAAGCTTGAAGAGGGTGGTACGGTTGAATATTATCTACCGTTTGACACGCTCGGAACGGCTAAAACGTTGGTTGATAAGAGCCTCTACGAGATTAACTATGATGCCGACGGTGGGCAGGTTGTATCTGTTCCTCTTTACGGCGCTAGTTTTGTTCAAGTTCAGGTAAAGGCCGGGACGGTTGGTGCATCTGCTGGTAATATTACTTCGTGTTATGCTGTTTTAATTTAACTTTAAAGGGAGTTTATCATGGGAACAGGTTATGAATTTGGTAGTTTACTTTCAGGATCAAAACAAATCTATGTTGGTAAGAGTGAGCCGCACTATCAGTATCAGACGATCGACGCAGCTATCGATGCCGCAAATCATGGCGATGTTATTTTTATCGAGCCAGGAACGTACACGGTTTCTAGCAAGCTTTCTATTGCTAAAAATCTTGCGTTCAGGTCTTTAGACGCTCGCGGTGGTGTTATTATTACATCATCAGCGACCATTGGTACGGCGATTGTTGGTATTAACGTACCTACGCAGTATGGTTCTACTTTTGTTGTTTCTTTTGAAGGCATTACGTTTCAGGGCGCAGATACCGATAAAAACGTGATTGACGTAGACAATAACGGTGGCGCAGCGCAGAACATGGAACTTTACTTTCATCGTTGTAACGTTCTTTTTGCAAATGCAACGGATACCGGTATTGGCGTTAACATTGATCACACGACGACGAGCAAATCGATTAAATGCTGGTTTACTGGGACTGGAAAAGAAAGCATTCAGTGTGTAGATTTACTTGCTAAAAATGCTGGTGATGCTCTTTATTTTAACAACGTAATACTTCTTGCTTCGTCAACTCTTAAAGCTGTTGCAACAAGTGCTGACAATATCGCAGCTGAAATTAATTTCAGGAGTTGCATTCTTCCTCTTGCAAACGCAACGAGTGGTGGGCATGCGTCTCAGTTGGTTATCAGTTTAGGCAACTACGCTGTAACTGGTGGTACTACTTATACATTAGCTGTTACGACTGAGTTTACAGGTTCACACACAGAGACGATTTTACCCGTTAGTTAGTAAGTTAGTGAATTAGCGGGCGTGGCATGGTGTCGCGTCCGTTTTTTCTATTGGTCGTTTGTGTAGGAGTTTTATAGAAAGATTTATCGGGGATAAATTAAGATGGAAGTTCTATCGGTTACTTTATTGAGTTTATTTTGCGTACGAAAATACATTTAGTGAGTAACCGATTATTCATGGAGCGAATAAATGAATCTTGACAACTTACAGGTAGTAATAAATCACGTCTCAATAAGCATAATTGCTGTTTTATTTGGTGGGATTTGTTACTTTTTTAAACGGTTAATAAAGCAATTAGATAACGTCTCTATATCGGTTGAAAGCTTTGACCATAAGTTTATAAAGCTTGAGGGAGACGTTAAAAACATAATGCACATGTCTCAGAGTGTAGAGGTTTTGCGCAGACAGTTTGATCATTTTAAAAAAGAGCTTGCAACAGCCCTTGTTGCAGCAAGAAACATTAAGATGTTAGAAAAGTCTGTACATATCGTTGAAAACTCGCAAGAAAACATACTTAGAAAAATCAACGAGTCATTCGACTCAATTTGTATATTGCAAGAAAAAATAAAAGAGCTAAAGTGTGTTCAAAAAGACACGCACAAGTGCTAATATAGTTTTAAGGCTTACACTTAAGTTTCAAGGCTTTCACCGGGCATGCGCAACTAGGCTACGGACGGTCTTTTTTCGTTTGCCCGGTCCAAAAAAGGGTGCTGTATGACTCGTGAAAAGGCGTCAATAAACTTTTATAAAGACGAGCTTTGGTGTCCGTGCTGTGGTGTTTATAACATTGTCCCAGAACTACTTGAGAAGCTTCAGGACTTAAGAACTTACTTCAACGCTCCGATAGTCGTCAACTCTGGTTATCGATGCAAAGCGTACAATTCCAGCATCAAAAAAGCATCTAAGAATAGCCAACATTGTCTCGGGCGAGCAGTTGATATTGCTTGTCGTGATTCGTTCGACCGTTACGCGATTGTCGCTAAAGCCATCGCTCTTGGATTTCGAGGAATACACGTTGACAACACATTTATTCATTTGGATGTCCGTACTGGTCCTCGTGTGTTTTATGTTACGTATTAAACAACATCATCTCTAGTTATAACAGATCCACACTCAGGGCAAACAGTAGAATTTACGGCTCTCCGGCAAGAAAACATAGCTCCGCACGGGCATTGTACATCCCACCGCAGGAGCCGACGAGTCCAGATCGGCTTAGACGGCTTAATAGGCTCTACAGGCTTCGTTGGATCTACCGGGTTGTTTGGTATTGGTTCTGGTTGTTTTCGACGCCAGCGTGCGATTCTGAAGGCCAGCCATTCGCTAAAGCGTTTTGTTTTATTTTCGGCAATGTCTTTTGCATACCAATTTTTTAAAATGCGAGCTATTCCCCAAATCCCAGCGACGATAACGACTAAGATTATTATTGCTGTAGTCATATTAACTTTCTATGTTTATATCAATAAGCAAAAATATAAGTGCAACGGCTACAGTAACGGATATTCCGCAAATAAACCCAGCTAAAAAATAGTAGATACTCATTTGACCGACTCAGCCGAGACCATTTGTTTAGCCACTTTAAGCATCCATTTTTTTCTTTTTCTAAGAATATTTGGAAATAAAGACGGAGCAAAAAATGGGTAGAAAAGACGTGTTTTGTGGACAAGTGTTCCACTTTCATAAAGCTCGACAACAACTTTTCTAAGCCGAAGTGAGTCGCAGTCTCGATAGATAAGCCAATTAAACTTCATGGTGCGGTTACTCCTATGCGTCAAATTGGTATTTGGGCTAGTTGAATTATACGCCTAAATTATAATTTAGTCGACGATATCTAATTCTTTTGTAGCTGTTATAAAGTCATATTCTATTTTTGAAAAAAGTGTAGAGGTCTCGTCTGTAAGTATTCGATCTTCTCTAATTTTCTTAAGTTTTTTTAAAAAAGACAAAAGTGCTTTTTTGTACGACGCTCCGTTTTGGGCTGATTTTAACGCCTCTGATTCATCTGGAAGAGAGAACGTAAGAGTTACTTGCATTGTACTCCTATCCTATCAAAAAAGCTGAAAGTGTGGTAGTCTGAAACTATAACAATCATTAGGCGTGTGAGTATTACATAACCTAAACAGGGAGGTTTAGTATGTCTGGTATAAATGAAATTTTATCCATTGCAGATGCTTTAGACGAAGTTGCAAACTTAATCGAGACGACAAAAAGTGACGACGGCAAGATCTCGATTGGAGACGTTCTGCGTCCGGCAGTTTGGTCGAGTGCTATGGACGTTTACAAGGCGACAAGCGAAGCTATCGCAAACGCAGAAGAGTTAAGTGAAGAGGTTTTTGATTTAGATGCTGTTGAGATTAAAGCTGTGTTGTCTCGTTATGTTGAGGTTTCGGCAAAGATCATACAGGCCTTAGCCAGTTAACGAAGGAGAAGAGTATGCGATTATTAACGGTTTTACTCGCAGTGTTCGTATTGTTCTCGTGCGGTATGCCTGGGCGCGATGGTAAGGACGGCAAAGACTCAACCGTACCTGGACCACAAGGACCGGTTGGACCACAAGGACCACAAGGTCCCGTAGGACCACAGGGACCAGGATATTCTGCTAAATCGACGGTATGTTCTGCCGAGTGGGTTATGGAGTATGGTCGTAAATATACAAACACGTATTCGGTATTAAAAACCCCTGGTGGAAGTGTTGTCTCTCTTAAAACAACGTATGTTGACGAGGATAAGGTTCCTCACGATTTTTTTGCATCGGCTGTTTTTACCGACTCCTCTTTAGCGATTGGAAATGCGTTTTTCGATGCTGATTTTAAGGATGGAAAAGCTGTTCTTTCTCGGAAAGGCTTTGGGGAGATAAAATATGTTGAGTGCAAGACTAATTAGTTTTTGTTTTTTATTTTCTCTTTTAACTGCCTCACAAGTTGCTCTTAGCAGCACTGCTACTTTTTTTAAAAAGGACTTCACATTTCCTCGTGAGACTGGGTTAAAAAAGAAAGACCTAGCTGAGATGAGAAGGACGTCTGTTCCTATTTTATCGCAGCTTCCTGAAAGCTTTGACTGGCGCGCAGTTACTCCTGGAGGGCTTGGTGCAGTTAAGGCACAGGGAAAATGCGGCTCGTGTTATAGTTTTGGAACTACATCACAGCTTGAGGATTTACTTATAATTAAAAGTCCTTTTTTTTCTCGGCTTGTATTATCTCCTCAGGAACTTGTGTCGTGCTCCAACAACTACGGATGTAACGGCGGGTGGTTTGATGATGTTTGGAGTTACGTGAAAAAGTACGGGCTTCCAGACGAATCGCAGTTTCCTTATACGGCAAGTAATTCGCGGTGCAAGTATAAAACCGATTCTCTCGTCACCATCAAAGATTATTTTTATATTGGAGAGGGTGATGAGCCGAGTGTGGATGAACTTAAAC